AGGCACAACTGTTGCAAATATTAATGAAACAGACGTATATCTTGATGGCATTTATCAAATTAAAAACCAATATGTTCTAGCTAACTCCTCTCATAATGTGCAATTCAAGGAAGCTACATTTACAGCTGGGGTAGGTTTAGAAATAGTCTCTCATACTTAAAATTTTTAATTGACACTCTGATGTAGTAAAGTTATACTTAATTAAATTAATACGAAAGGTGATATAAATGGTCACACGCGTAGGAAAATTTGTTGGCGGTCTTGGACAAGATATTACCAATATCGCAAATGCACATGCTACTGAAAACAGAATAGCATTTGGTGCAGCAATGAATCCAACAGCCAATGTTCATGTAACTGGTAATGCCCATATTACCACTACTTTTTCAACTGGCGGTAATATTACTGGTGGTGGAACTTATACTGGCGGTGGAACAATGACCACTGGTGGTAACATAATCATTCCAGATGCTGGTAATATAGGTTCTGCTAGTGATACTGATGCAATAGCAATTAGTTCTGGTGGGGTGGTTGCCATATCTGCAACTACAGCTTCCACCGGTTCAGATGATGGTGCTTTAACAGTTGCAGGTGGTCTAGGTGTTGCAGGAGATTTAGGTGTAGGGGATGATGCCAGATTTGATTCTGATGGTGCAATAATATCTTTTGGTGTAAATGATGAAATTACACTTACACACGTTCATAATACTGGACTACTATTAGAAGATAGTGGCGGATCACCTACCCTTCAATTACATGATGCTAATGAGTCTATTTCATCTGATGGTAGTAAACTTATTCTTACATCAAGCGGCGTTGCTTTTAATTTCCCAACTAGTGATGGAAGCGCTGGTCAAGTAATTAAAACTGATGGATCTAGAACTTTATCATTTGTAGATGTTAGCACAACCACAAACCCAGCAACAGCTTTAGCTTCTGATACAGATTGTGGCGCACTATCAGGAGCAACAGCAGATACTACAGATGCATTTGGTCAAGCGACTGATGATGCACTGGCGAATTTAGACTTATTAGTAGAAAAACAAAATGCCCTAGGCACCGTAGATCAGGGTGCATTATCATAAGGAGATTATAAATGCCTACACAATTACAATTACGACGAGGAACAACGTCTCAAAATAATAGTTTTACCGGTGCGGCGGGAGAATTGTCTGTTGACACCGATTTAGACCAACTCAGAGTTCATGATGGAAGTACTGCGGGAGGTATTAAGGTTCCAGGCACAGGACTAGCTCTTGGAGCCGCTGGTAACACTAATCCTGCTACTAACACTGTTAGTGTAGGTACACCTGCTAACGTAGTCATAAGATCTGCAACTGGTCAATCAGGTAATGTTATCATTGGTGATGCTACAGCTACCTCGAACTTTAATCTAGATGTTCGTGGTACTGCAAACGCTGGAGCTATAACAAGTACTTCACATACAAGTACTGGTAATATCCAAGGTGTAAATATTACTGCTACTACTGCCATACTTCCTGATGCATCTGATGGTGCTGCTATTGGTTCAGCCTCTCTTGAGTGGTCTGACCTTTATCTAGCGGATGGTGCACAAATTCTCATGGGTGATGATCAAGAAATTACATTAACTCATGTAGCAGATTCCGGCTTAAATCTAAAACATGTCGGAACTGGTGATGGTAAAATGCCTACATTCACTCTTCAATGTGGTGATAATAATATGGAGGCAGATGATAAACTTGGTGTTATTAACTTCCAAGCGCCAGACGAAGGTGCAGGCACTGATGCTATTTTAGTAGCTGCCGGTATCGAAGCAGTTTCAGAGGGTGATTTTAGTGCTTCTAATAATGCTACTAAACTTAGTCTTAAAACAGCTGCAAGTGAGGCTGCAACAGAAAAACTAGCGATAAGCTCTGGTGGCGATGTTAAAGTTGTTACTGATGGTGCATCAATGTTCTTTGGTGCAGATTCTGAAATAGAACTACGACATGTTGCAGATGAAGGACTCATACTTAAGCATGTTGGAACTGGCGACGGTAAAATGCCAACTATGACTTTCCAAGCAGGTGACAATAATATGGAAGCTGCTGATAAACTTGGTGTTATTAACTTCCAGGCACCTGATGAGGGTGCAGGTACAGACGCGATTTTGGTAGCTGCTGGAATTGAGGCTGTTTCAGAAGGTGACTTTAGTGCTTCTAGTAATGCTACTAAACTAAGTTTTAAAACCGCAGCATCAGCTGCTGCTGCTGAAACTATGGCACTGAGTTCTGCAGGTAACTTAACTGTAACTGGAACAATCACAGATGGTGATGGTGGTGGAGCAGTTCCGCCTGGGGCAGTTGTGCCATATGGTGGAGCTACTGCACCAACTGGATATCTACTTTGTAATGACGCGGCTATTTCAAGATCAACATACTCGGTATTATTTGCAATCTTAAGTACTACTTATGGAGCTGGTGATGGTACAACTACTTTTAATGTTCCTGATTTACGTGATAGACTTCCATTAGGAAAAGGTACTAATAACAGCACGCTCGGCGGTGAAACCACTGGTGCAGCTGCATCAGCAGTTAAAGCTACGGCTTCTGGTTCTGCATCATTAACCACAACTACTGGAACTTTTGCAACATCTGCAAAAGACTCCTCAACTGCTACAGCGCTAACAGGAGTGACAGCTGGTGGTCATACCCACAACTTAACATTGCCAGTACAGGTATTTAACTACATTATAAAGACGTAATAGTTCAATGGCTGAAACTAGAGAACTAGATCAAATACAGGCTGAATTAGAAGTTCTTCATGAGAGGTCACAAGCTACTAAGCTACATATGGCCTCTCATGAAGCAACATGCGAAGAACGTTATCACAACATTCTTCAAATGCTTGAGGCTTCCCAAAAACAACATGATCAGATGCATAAAGAAATACAAACTTTAAATAGTTTAGCAACTCAAGGACAATCAACTATTAAAACTCTTTTTTATGTAGGCGGTTTTACAACAGCAGTCGCTGGTTTTATTTATATGATACTGCAAATTTTTCCCAAATGAGAGATAAATTTTTCAAACTTAAAATTCAAAAACTTTTAGATCGTTTACCCACGCCCATACAATTCAATGAGGCACAATGGGCTATGGTATATGGACTAGATTCAAACCGTTTTTGGGTGCAGATAGCTGCTAGACGAACAGGTAAATCATATGCTGCCTCAGTACTAGCTTTCGCAAAACTTTTAGAACCTGGACAACAAGTTATGGTTGTTGCACCTAATTTTTCATTATCTTCTATCATATGGGATTATGTAACAGATCTTATTAAACATCTTGGTATTGAAGTTGATAAATTTAATCAAAAGGATAAAGTTGTTAAATTAATTAATGGTTCTATTTTTAGATTACTTTCAGCTAATAATAGAGATTCTTTAATTGGTCGTGCTGCAAACTTACTAATTGTAGATGAGGCAGCAGTTATTCCAAATGATGAATATTTTATTAGAGATTTACGACCTGCACTTTCTACCTTTGAAAATTCTCGATGTTTATGGATATCAACACCTAGGGGAAAAGGCAACTATCTTTATAATTATTATTTAAGAGGAGATGATTCTGAGTTTCCAGAGTGGGGTAGTGATCTTTTTACCTATAGAGCAAATCCTTTATTATCTCAAAATGATATAGACGAAGCACAAAAAGCAATGTCTAGAGCTATGTTTGCACAGGAATATGAATGTGAGTGGACTACTACGGAAGATCAAGTTTATGAATCTTTAAATGAAGAAAAGCATATTGGTGATTATGTAGGTGAAAGATTTACTGAAGTAATTGCTGGCTTAGATGTTGGTTATAGAGATGAGAATGTTTTTGTAGTTGTTGGAACTAATGGTAAACAGTATTGGATAATAGATGAATTTATATCTAAGGAATCTACAACATCGGAACTAGCAGGTAATATTCAAGAAAAAATAGAAGAATGGAATATAGATAATATTTATATTGATTCAGCAGCTCAACAGGTAAAAGCAGATTTTGCATATGATTATGATATTTATTGTGAAAATGCAATTAAGTCTGTTAATGATGGAATAGCTTCTTTACAAGTATTAATAGAACAAGATA